GCCGACGCCAGCTGCCGCTGCGATGGAGCTGATCGTACCGATCTGTGCGGCGTATTGACGCACGGTAATCACACCGTCCGCCTGCGTCTGCACAAACTTATCAACAATGTCGGTCGCCGATGATGCACTGAGGCCGTAAGCGTTGAGCACACCGGTCAATGCGCTGGCCACATCATTGACATCAGCAAAACCACCTTTGGCACCCAGTGCCGATGCGCGAAGGATGTCCGTCGCCTCAGAAGCGGACGCAAAGCCAGAGCTGGCCACGTCATAGGCCGCCTTGGTCAGGTCGATCTGACTGATGTTGCTATCCAGCTCAGCGGACAGCGCACGAAGCCGTTTACCTAGTTCGTCAGAGTCAACGCCAAGGGTGCGTACAGCAGCACTGGCCTCATCCAGCTGTTTGACCTGATTGCCAATAAAGGCCAAGCCACCGCCGATGGTGGTGGCAACGCCAAGACTGGCGACGACATTACGGAACGATTCAGCCGCTGTCTGTGCGCTTTTGAGGCCAGCCTGAAAGCGGGAGTCATCAACGCTGAGCGTCAATACAGCAGCGCCCAGACTCTCGGCCACAACTCAGCTTCTCGTTGCTTTTAGGTTGCCTTCAGACGCGGGAACCTAGGCCATGACAAGCGCTCTCGCTGCTCTCGCCAACGCCACGGCTGTCTTCACCGTGCCCACCGTTGGCACCATGACTGATCCTGTGACCGGGAACATTGCACCGGCCACAGAAGCGGTCACCGTCAGCTTGTACCTGCGACAGGCCGGCACCAACAGTTCGGGTTTTCCTGGCGTTGATACGGACGTGGAGACCTATGAGGGCTATGCCGTCAGCCCGCAGGCATTGGATGCCCGCATCAAGCCCGGCATCACTGGCACGCTGAACTTCGCCGGCCAAGGTGCCATTGACTGTGAGGTGATCAACGGCCGCTTTCCCTACGGCAGCACCGGCCTGATCGGCAGCACGTTGCAGCAGGTGCTGGGCGACAAGATCCGCTTGGCCCGCTACGTGCAGGGCTGATGGCGGTTCAGGTCCGTGCTTCGTTTCGCCTCACCGGCTGGAATGCCAATCAGCTGAAGCTGCGGGTGCCGCAGATCCTCGGCACCTACCAGACGGTGCTGGACAAGCAGCTCAAGGCTGAGATCCAATCGCCGCAGTTCGGCTGGCCTCGGGAAACCAAACGCCGCAATGGCGCCACCGTCAGCAGCCCCCGCGACATCGTGGATCTGAGAGGGTTCCTGCGCTCTCAGCGCCGCAACTTTGACGGTCGCACCACGATCACCTTTACGTGGGACGCCAAGAGCAAAGGCGGGTTTGCCTATGCCCCGCTGATCCTCACCGGCTACACCACCAGCAAAGGCACGCTGGTGCCAGGGCGCAACTGGATCAAGCCGGCGCTAGAGAATGCCCCGCTCGATACCTACTTCGCGGATCAGTGGCGCAAGCTGAGCGGCATGAGCCTCTAACAAAAAGCGGTGAGCCGTAGCCCACCGCTTGAGATCCCTTTGCTCGCTCTCTAGTTAGCCTCAGGTGTTGGTCTCAGCCACCCAGGACGGCGCACCATAACCCGTCAAGGTGAAGCTCACCGAAGCCACGTTGCCAGCCTGGATGTCTTCAGAGAAGTCGGTTACAAAAGCCACGCCGCTGTTGTACTCAGGGCTGCCGGTGGAACTCATCTCAGGCGATTCACGGAACCACTCCACAGTCACGCCTGTGGCCGCATCCAGAGCTGCTTGACGCAGGATCTTGTAACCAGCGTCATTGAGGTTGAGGTTCATGGTGCAGGGAATGGTGTAGCTCTGCCCCGTCACCAAGCTGGCGCTGTAGCCCTGAGTGGAGCCGTAGTCCAGCACGTCGGTGGTGGAGCTACTGCCCTGGATCCCTGCGTTGGTCAGACTGAGGATCTCAGTCATGCCCGTAGAAGCGGTTGGGTTGGTGGAGGCCGTGGTGCCAGCCTTCACATAGAAGCGATACCCAAGGGCCGCGAAGAAGGCACCGGTGGCCATGATCGTTCCTGTGGCTTGTAGCTCTAACTTGCCGCTAGACGCTCTTCTTCTGCCTCCAGCACATCCCACGGTGTAGGACGCGGGCAGACGTGCAGATCAAAGCCTTTTACGTCATGAGCGACGCCTGCGGTGGCCAGCAGCGCATCCTTCAACTCGGTCTTGGTGCAGCTCAACTCCTTGCAAACTGCTAGCGACGTCCAGCCGAGCGCCATTAGCTTCCTAGCGCTATTGCCCAAGAGACGCGCTTTATGCGTGGCCTTGATGGTCCAGTTGCTGCCCCGCAGGAAGTGCAAACATTCGCCTTGAGCAAACGTCCAGAAGATGGTGCTGAGCTTCCCCCGCTCTGGATCATGCGCACGGCACGACTTGAGGAACGCGATGTCCACACAGGAGAAGATGTCTTCCGATGCCATGCAGTGCCGGTATTTGCGGCACAGCTTCCCGCCAAACATGCGGATCAGGCCAATGTTCTCGGCATACATGCGGCCGTAGCGACGCTGCTCTTCCCGCGTCAACGGCTTTGCTAGGTGGTGTTCGACGCGCTTTTTCTCCGGTTCAACCGGAGTACTGAAGAATGAAAGCTGGCCTTCAGCGATGCGCATACACGCAGTCTAACTTCGCAAGACTTGGACAGCCCCAACGGAAGATGATGCCTTGCTTAAGCACAGACAACCGAGCACCTGCTTGAGGTGTGGCACGACGTTCAAAGCGTTCTTGCTTTCAGCCTGCTGCACGCTGTTGAACTCCACGTCAATCACGTCCACGCGGGCACGCTTGAGGTTGGCATTGGGGATACCAGGGATCAGCTCAGTGCTGCCTGCACCGGCAACGGTCAGCAAAGTGCTGTCACCGAGCAAGGCCTCAGCGAGATCAAAGGTGGCCTGCTTGATCGGCTGCGGAATCTCGCTGGTGGTGAAGTTCCAATCACCGCAGGCCGCATCACTGCGAGGCCAGGCCAGCGCTTGCGTGGTGGATGCCTTCTCGCCGATGTAGCGCAGCTCATCGAGGTAGCGGGTCGCCATGATCAGCGCCCGCCCTTTGTTGTCGGTGCTAGCTGAAGTCCAATTCAGCGTGCCGAGGTAGAGATTGGCGAGATCATCACCAGTGGCCACGCTGATGTAGCTATTGGCCGAAGCCGAGCCGACAGTGGCAACAACAGTGACGGTCATAGCAACGCACCCTTAGCACTAACTTGCCTTTGGAGCGGCCCACTGCTTCACGGCCTTATCAAAGCTGATCTCACCGTCCACGAGGCGCTGGCCCAGCTTCTTGCCGAAGATTGCCTGAGCGGTCTGGGGGTTGTCTTTGACCCACTGCTTCGCGGCCACCTTGAAATCCAGCGGTTGCTCTGGGCCATCACCATCGGCGAGGCGACGTGGTGCCACGGGGTTGCCATTGGGATCGCGCATATCCTCGTTGCGCCACTTCCACGGCACGAGGCTGCAGCGGCACTGCAGGTGAGGCGAGACCTTCTGGTAGTCCGGTGGGAAGCGCTTGCCGTCCAGCTTCAGGCAGATCGGGCAGACCTGGCTGTCCAGCAGGGCGGTCCACACCAGGCCCTCGGCATCCAGCCAGTCCGGGTCAGCTTCGTATTGATAGATCGCCTGTTGTGCAGCACTGCCCACCTCGTTGACGGCGGTGCGCACGATGGCTTCGACGTTGTTCTCAGTGACGCGCACCACGGCGTTCTGATAGGTGGCAAACGTCTCGCCACCGATGTCCGATAGGCCGAGGCGGATGAAGCGCTCTACGCGATCCGCGACAGTGGCTGGCAGAGCTTGGGTGAGCTGCGTGCTGAGGGTTTTACCGCCCACGACGGCATCATTCACGAGGCGCTGCACCTGCACCTGGCTGAGCTGACCGGCGCCTTCTGCCGTGAGGTTTCCGCCGGCCATGGAGACCAGCCGCCGCGCATAGTCCAGCTGCTGCTCCACAAACGGCGCCAAGGCCTCCTGCAAGGCCGCCAGCTGCGGCACGCCAAAGGAGTCCTGCACGCTGCGACCGACAGCCGCTGTGATCGCCGCAATGGTGCGCTCACGGTTGACACCAACCGCCAGCACACCAGAGCTACCCACGACTCTCTCCACCGCAGCCAAGGTGCTGCGCAGATCACGCAGTGCCTGACGGATCAGGCGATCTTCCAGCTTGCGCTGCCGCAACGCATTGCGGAGGAACACCTCAATCTGCTGAGAGAGATCAGCCACGGCCTTGGCCCCTTAGCTTCTTGCGTCCATGGTTAGGGCGACTGCGTTTGCCCTGCCCTTGGCGCGTGCGCTTGGGCGGAGACTGAAAAAGGCGAGCACTACTGCCCGCCTTTGCTTTGGTCGCCATCAGAGCTTGTAGGCCACGACCTTGCCGCTGGTGAGCGTCACCGAAGTGAACAACCCATCAATGGCACCACCGGCCGGAATCGGCACAGCGGAGAAGGTGTTGCCGGAAGCGTTCTGCACCGTGGCCGTGTTGATCACGGTGGCTTCGAGGGCATAGAGGCGGAAGAACCGCCCGGTGTGAGCACTGGTGTCAGTGATCAGCTCAAAGCCAACCTGACCAGCACCACCAACCTGTTCAGTGGAAGGGAAGACGGCCATCAGGATTCCTCCTCAGCCTTCTTGCGACCACGCTTGGGTGTTTCTGCTTGAGGCACCGGGGCCTCACACACTGCTGGCTCGGAAGGAACAGAGGCTGCCGGAGCAGCCTCCTCTTCTTCACGACGGGCCAGGTTGAAACCTGTTAATCCCATCGTTCAACCTCAGTCGAAGTTGGAAGTGACGGTGCCGCGAACGATACCGATGTTCTTGGTCTCGTACACCTTCGTCCAGTTGGTGATGGTGGCGAGAGTGGCCTGGCTGGGGTTGGCACCGCCGGCAGTTTGATACTGCGAACCCATGGGGTGGTAGCAGTTGTGCCAGGACACGGCCATGTAGTCAGCCAGCGCGAGGATGTCGCGATCCACTTCGGTCTTCAGACCCTGCTGTTCGCCAGAGGCCACAGCGCCGGGGGTGAAGAAGTAGGTGGCGTACTTCTTGCTGGAGCCAGAACCAGAGGTCTGCACATCGTCGCTGACGATCACGCGCATGCCCATGAAGAAGGGCACGCTGGCATCAGCGGTGAACGCAGCAGCCACAGAACCACCGAACACATCGGGGGTAGCAGCGTTAGAAGCAGCAGCAGTAGCGCGAGCTTCAGCAGCGGTCACGTAGTCAATGGCGCGGCGCTCCACCAAGTCGTAGTAGACGGCGGAGTGCATGCAGATGGCGGAGAGCTTGTCGCCCTGATCGCCCAGCAGTGCGCGAGCCTTGGCCACATGACGGGCGGTGAGGGGAGTTTCACCCGAACCACCGGCGTCAAAGGTCAGGTCGATGAAGGCAGCGCCAGTGTTGGCGGAACCGACAGCACCGAACACACCACCGAGGGTGGCCAGCAGATCCTTTTGCTGTTGGAAGGCGATGTAGGAAGCAACTTTGTTGCCGATGGCCTGCATCGGGTCATCCCCAGATGCCAGCTTCGCCAGCTCACGCACGCCCCAGGCACGGCCGCGATGCAGGAACACACCGCGCTGCTTGTCGGCGGTGATGTTGCCAGGAGTCAGGCTGCCGGAGTCGCTCAGGACTTCAGCATCGCCGCTCAGGTTGGCATCCCAAAAGGGCACGTTCACGTAGTCGCCACCGTCACCACCGTTCAGGGCAGCGAGGGGCTGAACAACGCCAGAAGCGATGAAAGCGTTTTGAAGGGTAGTGGCCTCTTCGAGATAGGGGGTAAAAATCTCGGGGATGACCACATCAGACCGCACAGTGGCAGCCATGGTGTTCTCCAGGTTGGGGGTTTACAAAGGCGGCCAACAGCCATTCAGGGCGCCAACAGCTACCCGTTACCTGTAAGTATTCCGCTGCGTGTTACTTACCAGCAGCGGCTTTGAGGCGTGCGTACAACTCAGGATCGGTCTTGTAAATGCGAGCCTGTTCGGTGAGGTTGTAGTGCTCCCGACTAAAGGGGTTCTTGCTGCCAGCCGGTAGCTCACCACCGCCACCACTACGGCCGACCGGTGCGCCAGTGCCTTGGGGCTTGGGTGCCTTGAGGCGGTATTGCGGCAGGCTGGTGCGTGCCCAGTCGTTGATGGGCGTGCGCTGATAGCCATCCACAACCACGACGGTGCCATCAGCTTCGCGTTCAATCTGCTCAGGCTTGAGCTTGAGGCGAATCACCTCATCGGGGTCATGCACCGTGTCCGCCAATGCGGCGACAGCAGGGCCGATCAGTTTCAGCTCGCGGTTCTCCGCTTCCAAGGCATCCAGCCGCTGCTGCAGTTGTGATTCGCGCTCACGGAACTGCGCTTCGAGGGCTTGGCGTGCTTCGGCGTATTTGCCCTGTTGCTCCAGCTGCGCCTGCTCGTGTTCCTGCTTGAACTTGATCAGCCCATCAACGTCCACACCATCCGGCAGTGCCCGCAGCTTGTCTTTGGCCTGGCCGAGTTGGCGCTCCAGCTTTTGGTTGTGCTGGATCAGGGACTCAATCTTCGACTGCAGCGCAGAAGCATCAACCGAGGATTGGCTCGGTGACTCTTGCTGATCGAGATCGTCAGACAAAACAGCAACAAACGATGTATCGCTGAAAGTATAACTAGCGCTCGCTAGCGGTTCAATTCAACTGCTGGAGGTTGGCATCAAGCTGTGCGGCTTGCGCGTCCAAGCGTTGTGCTTGCTGCGCTTGAGTGGCTTCAATCTCGGCATCGACGTTGAAGTCGTCGTAAAGCCACTCACCGTCAGCGAGCTGGATCAGCAGCGTTTCTTGGGTGATGTCGCCGTTCATGCGCAGCTTGATCAGCTCGGCGACGTGGGCGGGTTCCAGCGTGCGGGCCACGAAGTCGTTGTTCACCATGCTGCTGCCGGAGGTAGGCAGGTTGAGGAAGGCGGCGTGGAATTGCAGGCAGCTGTCGATCAGGTTCTGCAGGCCGATGGCCACCGCTTGCAGGGCAGCATCACCTTGGCTGCGCTCAATCGCTTTGGACTCGGCAGCCTGATTGGTCATGTTCTGCCCCAAGACTGCAGCGAGGCCCAGCTCCGCGATCTGCTTTTCGATGCGGTCCAGCTCAGTGAAGCGGGCTTGATAGCTGGTGCCGGTGGGTTCGGTGAACTCAGCGCGGGCATCCACCGGGAAGGCCATGGCCGAGTTAGGGCCAGCCTCTAGCTCATCCACTTCGGCCGGCACACCGAAGAGGTTGTACCTAGGCACAGCGGCGACGTGGAGGATGTTGGCCTGATCGGATTCGCAGCGGTAGGCCTTGAGATTCAGCCAGGCGACTTCCTCTAGTGGCGGGGTGGATTCGAGGATGCCGGTGCGGTTGGCATAGGCCACCGCAAAGGGAATACGGTCAAGGGTGGTGGTGCCTTCGGAGATCAGCTCCCAGTCGCGGTTCTTGGATGCCTGCTTGCGGTAGAGGCGGAAGCGGCCGATCTCCAGCACGCGCACCTGCTCCACCAGTTCCTCACCGAACTCGCCGTAAGGCACCACCACCTGTTCGCGCAGGCGCAGTTGCGTCAGCTGCTGACTGCCGTTCACCACATCGGTGCGCCAGCCAAGGATCGACGAAGGTGGATATTCACACCAATACGGCCTATTGAAATCAGTTACCGGCGTATCGTCGCCCTCATCTCCCCTCGGGTAGTCAACAAGAACACCAACGTGGCCGTAGCGAACGCACGTCTTAGCAATTTGCTGAACGAAGACGTTGAGATCCGAGCCGGAAAGATCCGTATCAAACAAATGCTCGGTGATCACATCGGGCACGTTGTCCAGTCGCACCGGCTTGCGCGTCAACATGCCAGCAAGCATGGAGATCAGGCGCTCTGTGTAGGGCGGGCAGACTGAACGCGCCAACCTAGAGCGATAAGCATCCTCATCCTCTCTCGGTTCAATCGGCAAATACTTTTGACCAGCACGCTGCATGGCCAATGTGCCGCCCCGAAGCGTGTCGAGCAAAGCCCAGCGCTCAGCCATGCGAGACCACGCAGCCGAAGGCTCATAGACCTTCAGATCGCGCATAGAAGCCAGCGCGTTTGCAGTACTGAGGCTGTTAGGTAAAGCGCTGTACATCAGGCCTTTAGGCCTAGCTTTCCGCTGGTATTTGGAATAGGCGAGAGATGATTTACCCCTCGCCTGTCCTCACCCGAACCCGCCTAGCCTGGCCGCAAAAGACCTAGCCACACCCCAACCGGCCGAACCTAACCACAACTGGATTCAAAGAACCCAGCAGAGAGGGCCGAAGCCCTCAGTGCTGAGATCGTCAGCCCTTACCAAAAACAACCGGACCTAAACAGTCATTACCCGACCCGACCCAACCCAATCCAACCGGATTCGACCCAAACTGCTCTCAAGAGAGCAGCAGAGAGGGGCGTAGCCCTCCGTGCTGCCATCGCAGCCCTTGCCGCGCCTCACCGTGGCTTACCCCGCGCTACCCCACCATACCGGACCCAACCGAACCAGGCGCCGCCACACCAGGCTGGGGCTTACACCCGAAGGATGCCCAGCACATCAAGCGACAGCCTCAACCTCAGCTGTGAACCGCCCGTGTTTGGGGCGCCAGTCGCCTAGCCCCACAAGCCGGCCTGCGTCTGTGGCGATCTCTTCTAGATCACGTTGATTTAGCACATCAGGGTCGTACTGCACAGAAGCTTTACAACTCCAGCCGCGAAAGATCGGCCGTGTCCGCATTACTTTTGACATGCTGACGCGCACACCGACTGTATGGGTGAAGTCGCCGGTGGCGAACATGTCAGCGAGCGTTTCATCCGTTATGGCATCAGGCTTGCCATTGAACTCCAAAACCGCGTGCTCCGTAAAGAACAGGCCGCACTTTGCCTGTGGGCCTCGCTTGGATTTCTTGGCGCCATTGATCATCGTGGATTCCAGCACATAGTCAGGAATCACCAGCTGATCACCGAAGCGATACAAGCCAGCAAGCCACTCAAGGCGGGCCAATTCATCAAAATCGGCATCAGTCTTTTTGCGCTTGCTGCTCACCGCCTTCATCGCCTTGGCGTAAGTATTTCGCGGATCGGCGGTCTGCCCGTTGTGGCACAACAGGGGGCTCACGCCCTGCAAGCGGATTGAAACAGTCGGAAGGTTGGACACGTTGTCTCCGAGTAGTAAGTGTTGACAGCGATGGAGTGGCGACATGCACCGCATCAACGCGCTTGCGCGGATCCAACTTGAATCGCTGGCGCCGAACAGAATTGGTAATGCCGTCATGGCACTCAGAGCAGAGCGTCAGAAGATCTGAGATGTGCTCGCGGCCAAATGACGGGTACGTGTAGTCCGGTGGGCCTGCGTTCTTGTGATGAACCTGCAGGGAGGGCCAACCCAGTTGCTTCAGCTGTGACGCAGTGATGCCACAGCCTTGGCACGTGTGTTGGTCCAGTTCAAGGCGTTGCTGTCGGCGGCGTTGCCACTCTTTCGACAGGTAGTAGCCGTTACCGGTGTTCAAGCATGATGGTTCCAACCTTCCGGCTGGGCGTACGTGGCTGGCTGGGGGCCAGGGGCGTACCGGGGGTAGGAGCCCGGTTGTCCCGTCCACCACTTCGGACGGGCGTGAACGGCCTTATTGGGCAGTTCAGTCTCCTGAGGCTAGCCGGTCAAGTCGCACTAGCGCAAGTTGCAGCTAGGCCATTAGCGCCTTGCGAACGGTGTAGCGGGAGAGGTTGAGGCGGCTGGCGATCTTGGTCTGGCTCAGGCCCGCAGCGTGCAGACGGCGGATGCGCTGCTGCTGGGACTCAGTAGCCCAGAGCAGGAGGATGAGCGGGAAGAGCAGGATCACCGCCACCCACGCGAGGGTGGTTGTCATGGCAGTGAAGTGATTGGTGTGCTGGGGCCAACCCAGCTGCAGGCTTATTCAGGCCCTGTTGAACTCGGTTTTTACGGGTCGTGTGCTCTGTTCCCCGAGCCGCTCCTCGTGCCGGTCAAGCCGGCGGGGTGCGTGCTGTCCGCCCCATGTCTAGTGATTGGGTGGCGCTGTCGCTGCCGTTTCCCGTTCACACAACCACTATACCACTTGGGCTAGCCAAAGCAAGTCAGTTGGCTAGCGCGAGTCAGTACAGCCGCAGACCGCGCACCGCCTTGCCGCTGGTGGCTCGGCCCACCTCGAAGCAACGGTGAACGATGTAGCCCAGTGCGTCGTTCATGTGGTCGAAACCCGCTTCCTTGTCGGGATCGCCTTTGTCGTTGTAGCTCTGCAGCTCTAGGCACTCAATGGTGCGCTTGCAGCGCGGATCGACGAACAGACGCACATCACCGTTGCCGTTCTCCAGCAGGGCTTGCACCGCTGCGATACGGTCCCGCACCGGCGGGTTGGCCTTAGGCGCCATGTTGTGGATGTCGTAGGCCTCAAGGATCGCTACATCAGATCGTGAGCTATTGGTGCTGCGGGCAGCGCCGGAGGCATCGGGGTAGCCAAGGATGCGTGCTTTGCCGTAACGGCGGCGCACCTCTTGACCTAGGGCATCAGTGTCGTGGGCACCGCTGATCTCATCGAAGATGTGCAGCGTGTTGCCACGGCGGACGGCAAGGATGCCGGACATATTGCCCACGTTGAAGTCAATCCCCAGTAGGATCGGCTCATCCACATCCCACGTGACGGGTTGGACGTGCTTGTCGCGGCTGAAGCGGTCGTAGACCTGCCCGGTTGTCAGGTTGACCCATTGCCCCTCTAGGTAGGCCAGCAGCAGGCTTGGGTCGTAGTTGGCCTTCAGTGTTTCAATGAAGTCCGGCGGCAGATGCGGGTTGTCGTAGGTGCGCATCCTGATGAGGTGCCGATCCTCACGGGCCAGGGCTTCCTCGGTGCCGAAGTTCTGGTACAGCCAGCTGTAGCCCTCCGGCGTGGAGGCTGCCGCAAACTGACGGGTGTTACCGGAGCGCAGGCGGCCAAGGATCTTGGTGAACGCCTTTTGCGCCAGCGTCTTGTTCACGGTGTCCACCTCGTCTGCAAGACACCAGGCAAGGTTGAGACCGATGAGCCGTGTCCAGTTTTCAAAGGAACGGCACAGGATCTTGGTATCACCGCCTGGCAGGTGCAGGATGTATTCCGGGAGCGGCGAGGCCCGGAAGGTATAGGGGATGTCGTAGGCCTCTAGGAAGTCGTCGAAATCGTTCTGCCAGATGTCGCGGATTAGGGGTCCGGTTGGCTCCATGACGCAACCGATGAAGCCCTGATTAGCGATGGCAAGGTTGACGGCTTTGGCGGCTAAGGCACGGGTTTTGCCGGAGCCGTAGCCGGCGCAGAGGGCGACGATCTTGTGATCGGTGTCGTCGATGAAAGCCTGCTGCTTGGGGTGCAGGTCGCTGTAAATGCGAGCCAGCAGCGTGGCGTTGTCTTGCTCCGTGGCTTGCGCCATGAAGCTGAGCAGGGGCTGAGGCTCACAGATGCCGGTGAGCAGGCTCACGCCGGGCGGTTGATGATGGTGCGCACGGTGCCATCAGGCTTGACGGCAATGACCTTGTGCAGCTGCTGCTGACCGGGCCTGGCTTTGAGGAGGCGGCCCACAGCGGTCACTTCGGGTTTAGTCATTCACCTGCCTCTTCGTCAGCATCTTGATCAGTCAAAAGCTGCAAAGCAACGCGCTGCTGCGTCAACTGCAAAGCACCGATCAGCTCAATAACACTGATTTCACTGGCCTCTATCAGCTCATCTAACCCATCAAGAAACAATTCCATAAAGGATCGGTCACTGAGGTGAGTGTAGCTGGTAAATCACCGCGATCCATAACGCCGCTTACCGCTTGCACGTTGAACAGTGGCACGCTTGACGCTATAGAGCTTTTTGGATGCTCCACCAAGCAATGAGAGCTGACGGTTTCCGGTATCAGTGCGACGAATACCAGATCTGCCGCCACCACCGGTAGCACTAAAGGCACCACGTCGTGCACTTTGCAGGTCGTAACGCACCCGACGCGTCAGATCGTTGGCACGGATATTTTGACGGTTTGCAGCCTTGTTCTTGCTACGGAATACGACCTTGCTGCCGGTGCCAGCAGGACGTGCAGCAAGTGCCTGAGCCCTTGCACTAACGGCCTTCTTGTAGTTGAGGCTATCGGTTTCTTGCTGGAAGTATTTGACGCGGCGGTTGGCAGTTTGAAGGCGATTGTTGCGTGAGCGAGCCGTATCAGGAGCCTTTGGCCCCATGTCGCGGGTCTTCAGAGCTTTGGCAGTAGGCGCATTGGCAGCGGCATTACTGGCAAGGCGTTGACTATTGGCGCGAATGCTTCTGGCCGTATCTAAACCGCCTGCGTTGCCTGCCCTGCCGGAAGTGGCTGAAGAGTTGCGCTCAATGTTGGCAGCAGCTTGGTTCTTGCGTCGGATGTTGGCTTGGCCTAGTTCGTTGTAAGCGCGTGGCTTGTTGCGATTCGGCTTTTGAGTGCTGTAACGGGTTGGGTTCTTCAAGCCAGCTGCGACGGCAGCTTGTTGCTGGGCATAGGTTTTGCCGACCATGCCGCTCATGCCACCAGCTTTGCGCGTGAGGAAGGCCTTGGCGCGGACGCCAACTTCAGTGGCGTTGAGGCGCTTGATCCCTTGCTTGGAAGAAGCGTTGGCCGTGACGGCGTTAACGCGGCCGGTAACGCGAGAAACCTTTTCGGGGCTGATGCGGCCAGCGGCCTTCTTAGATGCAGGCTTGGCTTGAGGCTTGATTGCTGGTGACTTGGGCTTGATTGAGCCAGGCTTCAAACCCTTGGGTTTTCCAACAGTGCCACCGGCACGGCCACCAGCAATCTTGGCGGTCTGAGTCGCCCGCTTATTGCCCTTGGCAGTTGCAAGCCGCCCACCACGGGCTGTTGCACCTGACCCACCGACGCCAGTGATCTTGCCGCTGTTGTCGCGTGCGAGGCGGTTGGTGCCGCGACTAATCCCACGAGCAGCAGGCTTACCTCCACCACCACCACCGCCACCAGCAAAACGACCGTTTTTATCGCGTTTGTAGGTGCGAGCCATGACCTAGGCCTTTTGCCTAGGTTTCCAGTCAGCTCATTTCAAAGCGGAGCAGCTTGGCCTGGTCTTCGAGGGCCTTGAGGGCAATACCAAGCTGATTGGATTGCGAGGCGCGGCGTTCGTAGTCGTGGAGGCGGGCGACGGCGGCGGCAAGCCATTGAGGGCGTTCCAGTTCAGCATCCAGTTGCATTAACTGGCGTGCGCGTTGGATATAGGTTTCGGCTGTACGTTCAGCAACTCCCCATTTATCCGCCGCGTATCGCAGGATTTGGGTACGGCTGTAGGCGCGAAGTAGCAGGTCGTAAACGGCGTTGACCCGTTCGTCAATTTGTACGTTAGTTGCCTTCTTTGCCATGGCTAGAGTTTAACCAGGAGAGGGCATGAAGAGGGTGCCATCTGAGGCTAAGACGGTGAGGCGCAATTCAGCGTCTGCGAAATTGTAGGCCCAGATGGTGCCCATGCGAGGGATGGTTTCAGGGGAGACGATGAAGGTGAAGAGGTATTTACCTTCACGGTTGTCTTGGGATGAGGTGGGGAGGTAGAGACCGGTGAGGCGGAAGGAAGCGAGGAGTTGACGAGCAATGTATTCAGCTTCAGCCATGGTGGAGTCATCGTCAAACTCCAAGCCGAATGGTTCACCGGTGTAGGGGTATTCAGCGACGACGGACCACGGTTCGTACATGGTGCCAGAGCTGGCTGATTTAGGTTGCCGCAAGGGGAATGATGGTAATGAGGGCACCGGGTCGTTCATCTGGGGTGGTGTAGCGCTTGTGGGCGGATAGTTGAACCACCTGCGAATCATCGTGGAGAAGCGTGCCAGTAAGCGCGTCAAGAACCGCACGGGAGAGCTTGTCGATGTCGCCTTTCTGTTTGGAGGTTAGGTGGAGTGGTGCTTTAGGGGATAGGCCGGATTTGATGTAGTGGGTTTTGGGGCGTAGGAAGCGGAAGGTGATGGAGATGGAGACAGGTGCTGTTGTGAGGGGGTAGTTGGTGGCTAGGGCGGCGTCAGTGATGTGTGAGCGCCAGGGGCGGAGGCGCTTATTGGTTTCGAGCATGATGCCGTTGGGCATGGCGCGTTTGGAGCCTTGCGTGGCGGCTTCCATGCCGATCACATCGAAGGTGATGGCACTAGGCGCGGAGAATGATGGTGGCGGTGTTAATGCGTTGCTGCTGTCGTTCGATGTACCAGCGCTCGGCGGTGAGAGCGCGGGCAGGGTCTGCGGAGAAGGTGCCATTAACGGTGAGGTATTGACCGCAGAGGGAGACGAGGCGACAGGGTTGGTATTCAGGCCGCTTTGTCGTCATGGTCTGGTTTGCCGATGGCGGTGATAGCGGCGGCAACGATGGCTTCAAGTTGAGCGCGGGGGATGCCGGAGACGGTGCGAGCGGCGGCGTCGATAGCGCGTTGGTAGGCGGTGAGGGTGATGGGGAGGGAGGAGGCTTTGAGCTTGGTCTTCATGCGGTGCGGACTTCCCAGAAGTGTTTGATGGTTACCGTGGCCTCGCCCAAGGCGAGTGAAAGTCGTTCGGATGCCTTGAGCTGCTCGCGTTGCTCAAGGATGTGAGCGGGATAGGTGTAGGACTTGCGGCTACGGCGAGTGATTTTGCAGTCGTTCCACGCAAGTTGCTCCTCTGCTTCACCCGCTTCCACCAGTTGATCCAATAGGTCAAGGAGTTCTTGGCGTCGGGCTTGGATCGCTTTCTCACTGATGGCGAGGTTGGTGAGTTCTTCTAGCAGCGGTTCAAGAGAAGGCCGCGAGGATGAGTGCAGCGATGAGAGCACAGGTCCAGATGAAGGTGATGAGATCGCCATGGCGAGCAAGGAAGGATTGTGGTTTGGAGGGTTTGCGATGCGGGCGTGCAGGCACTGATTGCAGGGGTGCGGTGCGTGAGTAGGAGCGGCGAGGGGTGCGAGTGATGAAGGGAGGCAGAGAAGGGGATGTCATGGGGTGGGTCTCCAGCCGTTGCGGTAGGCGAGGGTGATGAGGGTTTGACGGTTGTGGGTGAAGACAGGAATGCCGTGGTCTTCGAGGTAGTCGGCGGCGTCTTCTTCGTGGATGTCGCTGGTAACGGCCTCTTCCAACAGAGAGAGGAGTTGAGCCTCGCTAGCGCTAGTCATGAGAAGCGCGAGAAGGAGTTGCGGGACTCAACGGAGCGCGGTTCGTCATGCCAGTCGTAGCCAAAGTCATCAGCGCGGACAGCGGGCGGGACGTACTGGACGGTGTAGGGGATGCCAGCCGCCATGAAGGTGGCGTGCATGTCATCGAGATCGTGCTCGTGACACCAATCGGAAAGGATGGCGCTGTTGAAGAGGTAGCGCTCAGCCCAGCCTGAGGGTGCGGCGTCTGGGAGAACCGTGAGGAGAGGGTTCATGGGTGTTGTGCGGTGGGGTCGCCCCCGTAAACAAGAGAATAGGCTAGCCAACGCTAAGCGTCAAGGCATGGCTAGGGATTGGGTGCCGGGATTCCGATGGTGCCGCATGCACCTGCCCTGATTTCCCTTGCGGGTGTTGTATTCGGGCCATCCCGGCGGGTCAAGAGTGCCACGGGATGGGGCGCTGGTGGACTAGCGGGCGCTGATCAGCGGCAGCTGTTCTGCAATCTCGGGCAGAGCGCCGCTCCCCCACTGAAAGGCCATGGCATCAGCAACGCCTTGGAAGGTGCGGCTGCGTTCCTTCCAGCGATTAGGGCCTGGTGGCATCCGATGCACCCGTGCCTCACGGCCGTCCACGCATTCAGTAGGACGGAGCTTGGGCAGGTTGTTAAGCCAGAGGCAGGTGGCCTTGACTTCACCGTGGCCGTATTCCCAAGGCTGGATGATCTGATCCGGTGGCCTGATCGCTGAGCTGATCACGCTCACCGGGTTTTCGATGCACCAGCGAGGGATTGGTGCAGCCATCAGCAGCCGCACAAAGTCGAGAGCCTCGGCCTGCTGGCGCTGCTTGCGGTGGAAGTGACGCGAGCCCGACACGGCGAGGTGCGTGCAAGGCGGGTGCGCCACCATCAGATCCCAGCCCAGATCCAAGACGTGCTCTACCGGCGCCATGAAATGGGGGCCAGGCACTTCTGTGGGCAGCAGGTCACAGCTCCATGCGTCATGCCCGTGACGGCGGAAGGCATCGCGGACTCGGCCGCTGTACTCGCAGGCGACTAAGACGCGCATTGCTTGCTAGCCCTAGTCACCACGGCCGAAAACGAGCGGTGTATTGCTCGCAGACATCAAGCCAGGCCTGCAGGCACTCATCAGCGGTGTGGGTTTGGATGACGAGGCTGCCGGGCCGTGACCAGAGCGTGAGGCAGCGGGAGATGAGCAGCTGGTAGTGGTCGCCAATCATTTCGACGCCGGCACCGAGTTGCGGGCGTGTGTCGTAGGGAGTGGATCGTTCGGAGCTTTGGGTTTTGAGATCGGCGATGCCGTAGGTGCCATCAGCGAAGCGGATTACCAAGTCGGCGGTGCCGGCGACGTTACGGCGCAGGCTGTAGGCCATCACTTCAGCGCCGATCACCGTGATGCGATCCCAGAGTTCGTGGGCGAGGAGCGGTTCAATCCAAGCGCCGTAATCACCATGGGGCGCTGGAGACAGGTTCGGCGGTGGGTTGGGGTTGAAGCGTTGGTGCAGCATCACCTCTAGGGCCTTGTGGATCGTGTTGCCCCGTGGTTCCCAGGTCGCCTTGGTGGCCATGATCGCCTCCAGCTGTTGCGGCGTCTTGGTGACCGCTGAGATCAGGCTCGTCACGGACACGGGGAACTGGTGGCCATTGGAGAGGCGGTAGGTCCACGTTTCTTGGTCCCTTGTTAGGCCTAGTGGCTGCAGCCACGTCGAAATCGCGGGGGCTGATGGGTTGGACAGCTTCACCGGTGTTGGGGGATCGGAGCGGGTTGAAATAGGGGACTGGTGGTTCAAAGTTCGGACCGAAGTAAATGGAACGTCGAGCGTCAAGGATTTGCCGTTCGTAATCGGGAGGTGGGTAGTCGAGGTGTTCAAGGGTCCAATAACCGGCATTGATGCCGCGCTGCAGCAGGGCTTGGATGCTGCTGAGGTCAAAGGCTGGGCGCATCAACGCACCCTCCAGATCGGTTGGCGGCGGGCGTGGCTGCGGACGCTGGTGCTTTTGGCAAGGCGGCCGGTGTCAATGAGGATCCCGGCCTTGAGTAGCTGATTGGTGAGGCTGCCCCACGCGTTGTGGTGATGAGGCCTGATGCCGGCGTCTTCGCAGACGCGACGGAACTCCTCGGCTAGGCACTCGGTGCCGGAAAGGCGCTCAAGGATGACGGCCT